AGCTGAAGTTAAACCAATTGAAATTGCTGTTGCTAATGTCTGCCCTAATACCTGTCCTCTAACTTGTGTCGCAGCATAAAGTTCATCATTACTTAAAGCAATTTTAGCTTGTCGAGTAACATATTCATCTAAATTTTCCTGCGCAGCTTGAGCTCTTCGAATACTATGGGCAGCATTTCTTCCTCTAAGATACAAATCTCTATCAAAGTTTTCGCCCATGTTGGTTGATGCCCAATCTTCTGCTTCTTGAGTAGAAAGCCTGTTTATTCTCGCTTCTTGATAAAGTCTATTATACTCATCTTTAAAACGATTAAATTCATTTATCGCTCTTTCTGTATCAATATCTATTTCAATACTGTTACTTTCTATATCTCTTCTTGCTTGTTCTATTCTTCTTTGTAAATCATTAATTTCATTTTCTTGTGTTTCTATTCTAATATTTAGTCCACCAGTGCCGCCGAGTTTTTTCATGATATTATCTTTAACATTGATAATGGCAGTAGACATTACTTTTTGAAGGACACTTGCGCCTTCTTGTATTCCTTTAATAAAGCTTTGAATTGCAGACTTACCAAAAGTTAACCAAACTGTAGCTAATGCGGTAAAATCTATTAATTCAAAATCTTTTAATTTATTTAATAGTTCTGTTAGTGATTCAATAGCAACTCCATAAGTATTACTATTTAAAAAACTAACTCTCAATTGTTCCCAAGAGTTTGCTAATTTATTGATTTTATATTCAATTGTGTCTTGATATTTAGCAAATTGTTCGCTTGCCCTGCCCGCTGAATCGTATGCTGTTTCAACAAGCTCCATAGTTCTTTCATTATTTTCCATCATTGCAATGAATCTACTCTGTTGACGAGAACCAGCTGCAATAGTTGCTATATATCGCTGTGCATTTCGATCTAGTGAGTTCCATTTACCAGACAGCTCCAAGAATACGTCATCCAAATCTCTGAACTGTCCGTTTGTATCTTTAAGAGATACACCTACTGATTTTAGAGCTATATCAACTTTGTTATAATCTAAATCTTCAAACTCTGAATCTACTGTGCCTGCAATATTTTCTTTTAACTCAGTAAATCTTGCGATTACCGTCTTCATTGCAGTACCTAAGTTTTCTGGAGCTTCCTGTGTGGTCTCAATCATCTGAGTTAAGAATGCAGCAGTATTTTCAAAGCTCATACCAGCTGAATTGGCGATTGATGAAGTTTTACTCATAGCATAAGCAATTCCTTCTACATCTGCGGCTGCTTTCGCGGCAAGTTCAGAATAAACGTCTGTTACTCGTGCGCCCTCATCCATTTCCATTTTAAATCCACGAAGAGCAGAAGTCATCTGTGAGGTAGCTTCCTTAAAGTCTAGTCCAGCAAGTGTTGCAAGTTTCATAGTATCTTTAGTAAGCTCTAGTGACTCCGCTGTATCTAAGCCCTGTTGATAATATAGTCCAGATGCTTGGATTACGCTTTTTGTCGATTGTCCTAATTGATTAGCCATTTCAGCATATTGTCCATAGCTTTTCCACATTTCTCCAACAGAATAGTCAGTAACCATAGCAATTTCTGCAAAACTTTTATCTAATTCTTTAACATCATTAAAAGTTTGAGTAATAACTCTTCTTAATCCAGCAAAAGCACTTGTTATTGAAAGAATATTTCTTACATATATTCCTATATTATCAAAACTATGATTTAATCTTTCTGTTGTTCTTGCTGTATTTATTTGTTCTGTAATAACAGAATGATAATTTTCTGACATTCGGTTAAGACCATTGTTTTGTTCATCAATTCTTCGAACATTTTCGGCAGAAGTTTGATTAAAGTTTGCTTGAGCGTTTGTTAATCTATTTATGTTCTGAGTAGCAATACCAAGCATTTGCTGTAAGCGTTCTAAGCTTTGTGCATTTCTTTCAAAAGGCACCTGTTGAATAGCATTACTAGAATCTTCTGATAAGACAAAATCTCCACCAGCATTATAAAAACCTAACTGTCTAGCATATTGCTCTGCCATTCTAATTTGAGGTTCCATTTCTGAATTAATTCTTTGAATATTAGCATCTCTTCTATTAATTAAGTTATTTATAGAAGCTTCAATGGTTTCAATATTATTAAATAAATTAATTAAACTACCATATTCACGTTTAATTTGATCTACAATTACCTGAGCTGTGGCGCCAGTTCTGCTACCTTCTTGAGCAATTCTGTTAATACCAGCAGAAAGGGCTGTCCTTTCTTCTTTGCTTTGTCCTGTTATTCCTAATTCTCTATTTGTTAATTTCTTATAAGAAGAAATTCCAGCTTGCTGAACTTGCTGATCTCTTTCTGCATAAAGAGTATTTACCATCGCATAACGAGCTCTTGCTTGTGCTTCGATTTCTTCAGTAAGATTTTCTTCTAATTTAATTCTTGAAGAAACATTTTTTATATCCTTTTGAGAAAATCCTAAGCTTCTTAATTGGTTTTCAATTTGCTGCTTTTGAAGAGTATTTATTCTCTCAATTTCTTTAGTTAGATTTACAGCAGTTTGTTGAGCTTCCTTCAAGCCTACATTCGAAAAATTATTAGAATTCGAAGCAAAATCTTTTAGCTGTTGAGTGGTATTTTTTAAATCACTTTCAAAATCTCTTACTTTTTGTTGAAACTTAGCAATACTTTTTGAGTCAAAAAATTCTTGCTTACCTTCCGCTTGTAGATTCTGTAATCTATGCTCTAGTTTTTCAAACAGCTTTTCAAGATTATTTAAAGACGATATTTCGCCGCCCTGCGTTCTTAGTGTTTGAAGCATTTTCTTATATTCACTAAAAAAATTTGTTAAATCTAAATTACCTTGAATAGAAAAAACTTGCGTATCTTTTTTCGCCATTTATTTATCACCTCTTAAAAAATTCATCGAGTCGTTTCATTGTTAAATTAATACTAATCCTTTCAAAAGATATTTTATTATATATTTCTATACCTTTTTTTCCACCATAATCTACTAATCTTTCTGGGTATTTATAAACACCAGTTAGTTTTCCTTTTCTTGCTTCTTTAGAAACTATTTTTATTTTTTCACTTTGAAACATAGTATTATTTATAGATAATTCATTATTACTCATTATCGGAAGTCCAGCTATGCCACCAATTCCTTTTAAAATATATTCATTATCTATTAATTTATTTAACATTTCTAAAGAACTATAGAAATAGGCCGCCACTGGGATTAAATATTTTCCTTGAAAAATATAAGCTAAATTTCCCGCGGTTATTCCGTCTTTTTGTCGATATTCTTTGTCATATTGATAACCAACTAAAAACTGATAAGATTGCTGCAAGAAAAAGAGTATATATTCAGTAGCTATTTTATATGTTTTTGGACTAAATTTAATTTGCTGATTTTTTCCATAAGGGCCAAGTCCATAGCTTCTAAGATAAGCAGCATTAATTAAAAAATAAGTCAAAACATCTTTCACATCTTGCGGAGCATCTTTTAACGCTGTCGCCATATATGTACTAACTTTTATGGTTGCCTGTGCTCTGAAACTTAGGTTAGGTTGCATTTCATTAAAATTATTTTTTAATTGGAAACGATAAGCTCTTCCAGATTTTCCATAATATTCTATATCAGACGCACTTGCACCACGTCGAATTGTTGATGTAGATGTGGGTGAATTATTTTGAACAAGTTTTTCATTAAGATATTCTCTTTCTACAAGTTCTTGTCCTAAGATTTTTGTTAGATTTTGTGTGTATTTTAGTGGCAAATTTGTGCTTGCAAAAAGTCCAAATTCCAAAACAAATCCCTTTAAACTTTGTTCCTGATTCATTTCTGTAAGATTCATATTTTTATATCCAAACATTGTTTCACTAAAAAATCTTGCAAACTTTTGAGACTTTGCACCGTGAAGAGATTTGCCAGTTCTTTTTAAAAATTCTTTATTTAAATATTTCCAATATTCTAGTCCCATCAAATAATATAATTCTTTATCGATCAACTTTTGTTTCAATAAATTTTTTAATTCTGATAAAGAATTTTTTCTTCTTGGATTAAAATTTTCAATCCCTAGTTCTTTAATCATTTTTTCTAAATCTTTTGACATATGAGTAATTTTTCTTTTTTTTGTTGTCCTTATGTTTAATCCAAAGCCAGTGCCTTTATTTTTTATGAACAGATTATTTAAATACTCTGTTAATAAATCATAAGTTATTTTTTTTGTAGTATTGAAGAGAGGAATGTTAAAATTCTGCTCTAGCCCTTGAATTATTTTAGCTTGTTCTTTATCTAAAATAATTTCTTTATTTTTAAAATTATTAAAAACATAAGTATATATTTCTCGTATTTTACTTATTGATTCTGGAGAGTTAATTATCGACAATATAGTCTGTTCTTCGGTTTTATCATTATTTTTAAATTTAAAATTATCTATTAAAAATTTTCTACTAAACTCATTTGCTCCAGCTGGGTTGTATTCTCCGTTGGTATAAGAATCACGACTTATAATTGCCTTATGTGGCATGCCAATTGATATATAATATTGACTCAAATCGTCATAAAATATATTCATTTGCTTATTTGTTTGAATTAAAAAACTTTCTAAACGTTTTTTTACTTGGAGAAATAATTTTTGGTCTGGATTGTTTTTTAAGCTTAGTTTGTGTTGCTTTGTAACCTCTAAGAAATTTAAAGTGTTTGAATGCAAATAATGATTATCTATTAATCTATCTCCAACTCCAGAACTCATAAGATTTGCCATTTATTATTCACCTCCAAAAAAAAGAAATGCGGCATTAATTAATAATACCGCATTAAATATAATCTCCAGTCAATTCCTTATCAAGAAAAGTAATTTTACAAACAGACTGTTTTTCTCTTCTTACATTTTCGTCTGGGTATCCAGTAAAATAGAAGTCACTGACCGTTGCATACTCAATATCTTTTCCCAATCTTAAAGCTAAATTAGAAGATAATTTAATTTTTGGTATCTCCAATATCGCAGTGGTTACTTCTCCACTTATTTCATCCTTTACACTCATTTTCCCAGTCAAACTAAGAAAACCATTAAAAAGTCGATCTCCGACTTTAATTACCTTAATCTTATCTTCATACTCAAAAGTATAATCCACATAAACTTTTCTATATGGAACCTTAAAAAATAATCTATTTTCATAAATTTCAAAATCGTCTATTCGCCGCCCTGTTTCTTCATCATAAACAAATATAAATTTTTCTTTATTTGGCGGTAATGGTTTTAACATTAATTCAGGTCTACGCCCCATCGGTAATGGTTCATTATGAGGGTTACCCTGCACTCCCATAATACAATTACAATGATTTGGTTTATATTTTAAATCAACATAACAATATTCATCTGTTTCTATTGTTAATAAAGTTTCATTATATGGAACTGATTTTGTTTTAGGGGCCTTAATCTGTGAATTTGATAGTAAAGCCCAACTCACTGGAGAAAGAACTCCGTGAGATAAAGCAAAATTCATTTCTTCATCTATTTCCCAATTAATTAATGCATTATTATGGTATCCACCTTTTGCTTGTACGAGTTTTTTATGCTCTGTAATATTAGCAAGCTCAGCGGTTTTAAATACTAATAAGGTTTCATTTGTATTAAATTTTTTCCCATTAAACTCAAGAGGAGCATTTAGTCTTATACTTACATCGTATAATTCCTTAATTCCCATAGAATTATCCATACTCTCACCTCCAATTTCTATATATAAAGTACATTTTTATAGTAAAAATTATAAAAAATTAAGACGGATAATTCCGTCTTAATAAATTTCATTATTATCTTCTATAATTTCATTTTCTTCATATTCAATAGGTGTATAAGTGTATTCTGATTTTTGTGGAATAATAAGCGTTCCGCCTTCATAGAAATCATTTTCTACATCATATTGTTTTAGTTCCATTAAAATATCATTTGGCGGCGAAAGGACTTCTATTTCCATTGAGAAGATAGATGGATCACCTTCTGCCTCCAATGAGATGTTTGTATCTGTATTTACTTTTGCTTGATGTATTACAAATTGATAACGCTCATCTTTACCAGTTTTTTGACTTCTTATATATGTTTCTCCAACAATTTTATATTTATCTGGAAAAGTATCTGCATTTATAACAAAAGTTCTTCCTAGAATACTATCATCAAACTCTTCTTTCTTTTTTACTGTTCTGGTCCATTTATAATATATGGTTCCCATTTTAATTTTAAAGACACCTGGGTTATCCTCTGTAGCTGTTTCAAAGTTTACATCTAAGCTGTCTTCTGGCGGCAAAATGGGTAGCATAGTCTTTGAATCATAAAAAATCGTAAAAGAAGTGGTTCTATCATCTGCATAATATTTTTCTAAACTTTTCTTTTGATTATAAATACTAATTTCTTGTCCTTGCTTCTTTTTTACTATACATTTCTCCATTCTATCAATAACATCTAATTGATAAATTTCATCTTTTATTTCTCCAATATCTTTAAAAGTTTTAATTTCCTCAATTATTTTTTGAATAATTGTTTGAGCAATAATAAAATCTTCTTGGACTTCTCTTTTATAATATCTTTCAAGCAATAATTTTCTGTTTTCTGCTACAAATTGCTGTTCTTTTTCAATATAATTACAATTTCTTTCTTCTGAAGCTTGATAACCAGCTTTTTCCGCAGCGGCAAAAAGAATTTCTTTTTCTTTTTCAGATAAAGCAGGAGATGGATATGCTTTTGTAGAATAGTGATAAGAGTAATATTTATTAACGGTATTACATTTTACAATTGTTGAAGTATAAGAAGATAATTTAAAATCAAGTCTGCCGCCCCATATCATACTCATGCTTGCTGGAGAGAAAAGTGCGTCCTCAAGTTTTAATTTAATATCTTTTCCATAATTCCAACTAATCACTTTTCTATTTCCTTTTCCTCCAAAGTGACTAACTTTTTCAGCAGTTTTTTCTAAAGTAGAAATTTTTAAAGTGTCAAGAAAAAGGACTGGCGTATAAAATTCCTCCATTCCTATTTCTGTAATTGCATAAAAAGTAACGTCTGCTACTTCTTTAATACCATATTTTTGAAATAAATTCATTTTATTCACCACCTTCTTCATTTTGTTTTAAAGATAATAATATATCTTTTCCATCAAGATTATCACTTGTAAATTGAACATTTCTTTTTTCCAATTCATAAGTTCTTGTTTGAATATTCCCATCATCATCCAAAACAAAAACAGGAATATTATTTTCCCATTGAACAACGTCATCAACAGTTTGAACAAGCAAATCTGTTCTAACTGTACCAACAATACCATCAATAGCAATTGCTTCTTCAGGAAGTAATGTTTCTCTATCTTCTGAAGTTGCCCAGAAGATTTCATTATCAATATAAAATTCGTTATTGTTTGTTGGATTGGTTATTTCAAAGCTAATCATCTCTACTTTATCTCCGTACTCATCTATTCCCCAGTTTAATTCATATGGGTTTTTCCACTCTTCTTTAATAGAGATATTACCAAAAATTTTCTCTGGACTATCGCTTTGGGTAATAATAGTACTTCCACTAAAATGATTATCATATTTAGCCTTTTCAACAGCATATTGAGTCAATTTCATCATGGTGCCGTCTTCTTTCCTTAATACTTGTAATTTCATATTAAAAACAGTTGGTTCTCCCGCCGCCTCAAGCGTTAATTTATTTTCTGTTTTTATTTTACAAAGAGGAATTTCAAACTGGAAACGCTCATCTTCAAAAGTCTCTCTATTTCTACTATAAGTTTCACCTACTAATCTGTAAACCCCTGAAAAATGTTCTGCATCAATTATAATTCTTTTACCCAAACTTTTATGTTGTTTAGCTATTGTTCTAGTCCATTTATAGTATATTTCCCCTTGCTTTATTAATCGTAAATCTTTAAATCCTTGTTTTGGATAGCGTGTTCCGTCTTTTTTTATAAAATATTTTAAATTGCCTTCATATGGAAGCATAGTGTTTGGATTTATAAAAACAGTTAAGTCTTTATTATTGTATCTATTTAAATATCTATAATTGCCATGTTTAGTATTGTTATCAATATCAATAACGAAATCTCTTGTTGCCACACACTTTTCTGTTCTTTCTATTATTTTTGCATCCTCAATTCCCGAATCTATTTGGTATATCAGTTCTTGTGGAACACTTATTAATAAATTTTTTCCTTCAGATAAAGTAAAACTTCCATCATTAAAGTTTACTGATTCATCAAAGCTCCAATAATTTCTTCCATGAATTGAATAATAACTAACTCCAACATTTTGTTTTTCATATCTATACTTTCCATCCAAAGACATTATAATTAAATTTACTTTCCAAAAATACATCATACCTTTTGTTTCATCTTGTTGCTGAGAAAAATCGGAAAAGTCTTTTACAATAGCTTTTGCCCAAGAAAAGCCTCCATCCTTTATATCAAAAACACCCCATAGTTCAACTGTTTTACTTCCATATTTTCCGCCCCAAAGTAAACTCATTGATGCTGGTGTGTATAATGCATCTTCTAAATTAACAGTAATTTCTTTTCCAAAATCCCACGTAATTAAAGCTGGATTTGCAAGGCCGCCTTTTGCTGAAACAGAGCTAGCGCTTTCTTCAACAGAAGAAATCTTTAAAGTATCAAGATATAAAACGGGAATATAAATTTCTTCATCATTTTCATCTAATTCAATCGCATAAAGAGTTACGTCAGCTACTTCTTTTATACCATATTGCTCAAAAATGCTCATTAATATCCCCTCCTTTTATCTCTGTAAGATTACTGTAGAGCCGTCTACTATTTCATATTCTCCTTCTTTATTAATAATGGTTTTTTCTTCGGCTTCATAGGCGATTAATTCCATCATTATTCCATTTCTTGGAACGGCAACTTCTGCTTCAAGACTGAAAACAGTTGGTTCTCCGGCCGCCTCAAGAGTAATTGAGTGTTCTGATTTAATTTTACACATAGGCAATCTTAATTGCATGCGTTCATCTTCTCCAGTTTCTCTGCTTCTCACATAAGTTTCCCCAACTATCATGTATAAACCAGGAAACTCTCCAGCTAAAACTTCTATTTTTTGTGCGTTTAATTTTTTAGATGGCAAGGCTAAAGTTAAAGATTTAATATAATATGATTCTCCCTGATGAAACCAGTAATCATCTGGATACGGGCACATTGTTTGTGGATTAACGTAAGCCCATAACTTTCCAGTTTTTTTCTTTGCTTCATAACTTTCTTTATCTTTATATAATAATGTTTTTTCTTCCTTTTCTTCCATTTCAGTAGGAATAATTTCTACAATATCGTTCTCATATTTTGTAATTAAGAAATAAATTAATTCATTAATTCCATCAAAATTAATCCATAAATCAAGATTTTTAAATTGACTTAAAATCACATCTGTTTTTGGATTATACCAGGTCTGTCCATTGGATGAAACATAAGCAGAATATTCATCATTTTGATCAATACAAATACACAAGTATTCTGCGTTGTGAATATCCATAGTCCCAATGCCTTCTTCTGGAGGGATCCAAACTGCCTTATTTTTCTTGTTTTCAGAAACGACAGAGTTGCTTATCTCTATGTCTGAATTTAAACTAGTATTATCCTCATAAATCTTTTTAGATCTATCAACAATTAAATTTCCAAGAGGAAGTTCTTTTTGATATGAGTTTATTTTGTAAATAATATTAAACTTATTTTCTTCTAAATTATCATTAACTATTAATTGAGAATTCAAATCTATAGGATATATATTTCCCTCAACATCAAAAAATTTATTTGGAATAACAGCTATGGACTGTATATCAGATTCTATAAACATTTTCCAAGTATATGTATGTTCAAGAACATTACCAAACCCCATTACTTTAGTTCCATCAACTATAGAAGATTTGATTAAAAAATTATTATAATTTTCACGAGGATCATCTTCTAAATGAGGTAAAAAACTACTTATTGGAGATAACCTTTTATTTGTTTTGGGGAAAATAACTTTCTCCATTCTTGAAATTCTTTCAACCTCTCTTTTATCCTTCCAAGTAAAACCAAAATCATGATTAATTTTTGCATCTTTCCAATCAGTACCAAGTATGCCACCCCAGCATAATCCTAATGAAGCGGGCTTACATAAAGCATCTTCTAGTGTTATATTAATTTTCTTTCCGTAATCCCAACAGATAAGTCTTGAATTTCCAAGTCCACCTTCTGCCCAAACATTTTCTGCTGTTTTATCAACCGTAGAAATCTTTAAAGTATCTAAAAACAAAGCGGGGACATAATATATGCCCCCACTATCTTTCTTTTTATGAATACTATAAAGAGTTACATCGGCTACTTCTTTTATACCATATTGGTTAAAAATGTTCACCTTTTAACACCTCTTTAATATTAATATTCAGTTGCTCCAATATACACTTGGTCGTCTACATTATCTGTATTAACCTTGAACATTTCGGCATTGTCAAGAAGATTGAGGTTTTCTGTACCCTTAATCATTGTAGAACCATCATTTTCTTCTTCATTCTCAACTACGTCGTACTGGATAAGTTTAAGCATTACACCATCGTCGGGACGAAGAACAGTAAGATTCATAGAGAATACAGAAGGATCTCCGTCTGCCTCAAGTGTAATTGTCTGCTCAGAAGACATCTTAGCTTGTGGAATAACAAACTGGAATCTCTGATCTTCACCAGTATCTTTATTTCTTGCGAAAGTTTCTCCGACAACTTTATATGTTCCAGGGAACTTATCAGCAGAAATTTCAATTGTAGTACCAAGAGTGTTTTCACCATAAGCAATAGAACGAGTCCACTTTAAGAAGATTTCTCCTTCTGCGATTGGTGTACCATCCTGATAAGGATTTAATGTATTTGGATCAAGATATACCGCCTGAGCAGTAGTGTCTCCCTCTGAAGGAATACCTCTACTATTTCCTGCAGGAACAATAAATGAACGCTTAGCAATACATTTTTCAGTTCTATCAATTCTCTTAGTTTCCTTTACGCCCTTAGTAAAATCATTTCCTTCATAAGAACCAAGCATAGCGCTCATTGATGCTGGGCTATAAAGTGCATCTTCAAGAGATACGGTAATCTCCTTACCATAGTCCCAAGTAATAAGCTTACCATTTCCGCGACCACCAGTAGCATCAGAAGATTCTGCTGTCTGCTCTATTGTAGAAACCTTAAGTGTATCTAAGTAAAGAACAGGAATGTATCTATTTACTCTCTTCTTAGTTTTACGAACTTTAAGAGAGCTTACTGTGCATACAGCATCAAAAGATTCATTTGAAATTGTTACATCGGTAATGTGAATAAGTCCATTACTTACAATTCTATTACAATTGTCATCTGCAAGATAACCATTTTGATTGATCATCCAAGCCATCTTTTCAATTTTTCTTTCGCCGTGGCGTCCAACCTTGAAGATAAGACCCTTATCGCCAATAACGACAAGAACTAAATACTCTTCGCCAGCAAAGATTTCATCTTTGTAGTAAATATCTTCTCCAGTTGTTTTGCTAGTAAACTTGAAAACACCAGCAGTATCTTGAGAAAGTTTCTTGTAATTTACATTTCTTAAAAGATATACATAAGAACTTGCAGCCATGTCTACTCCGCCAACTCTTACATAAATTGCTCTATTAGAGTCAACTCCATTGCCGTCATTTACAGTAACTTTTGAACCATCAGCAGTTAAAGCAATTTCAGCAAGCGCTTTGAGTACGGAATTTAAAGAGTATCCATTATTTTCAACTGTATAGCCTTCATATGTATATTCGCCAGACTTATCTGTTGAATTAATAGAAGCTTTTTCTCCTACGTTATATCCGCCTTCGATACCAGAAATTCCAGACATAGCAGTTGAATCAGCAACGTCAAGATTACCTTTTTTCTGTCTTAAAGCAAGAATTGCATCATTTATACTCTTACAAGTATCTGCATTCCACATAGTTGCACCCTTGATAACAATATCCTGAACGTCAGATTGTTTTCCAGAAATTGTACCTGCTTCTCTGTTTACACCAGTACCAATCTGTGTTGGATCAAAATATCCCATTTCATCTGCAACAACTAACTCAGCAAAGTCCTTATAACATACGTCATAAGCTTTAGCCTTAACTGTGTAAGTGAGCTCTTTAATTGCAGTATTAATTTCATCAACACTATAAACTCCTTCTGTCATTGCACCAACAAGACCAACTACAACTACCTTTTCAGTAGAGTTAGGAGCAACTGCAAATTCATCGCTAAATTCAAACTTATCTTCAAAAATACCAGTCTCAGTAAATTCAAATCTTGTTCCTGTCTTAGCAATTAAATTTTGATTTTTAGCAAAAAGATTTAAAACTTGTTGCTCATAGTCATATTCATGATTATGATCAACAGATGGATCTGTCACAATCTGAGCATCAACGAATACATAAGCTTCAAAACCATCTTCACCGCCTTCTCCATTCTCATTCATTGGGTAAACCATTTGTAATTCAAGTGCGCCCTTAAGAATGGTTGCAGCATTAATTTCTCTTTGAGACTCATATGTTTCGTCTATTTTTTCGATACGATAAAAAGTAACATCTGCTACTTCTTTAATACCATATTTCTCGAAAAGATTCATAGCCATATTTTATTTACCTCCTATTCTTTATCAAGGCTTTCGCCCCAATATTTTGTTTTTAATTTTTTAGAATCCGCTCCAGCACAAAGCATCTGGATATCTTGATTCCATTTTTCTTTAGCTTCGTGTCTTCTAATTAATTCGTAAAACGCATAAAGCGTTTTATTTCTAAAATCAATTCCAAAAGTTTCAGCTACTGATAAAGTATCTACAAGAGAACGTTCTTCACCATTTTTTTCTTTCTGTTTTTTCTTTACAGCATCTCTTAATTCAGCTTTTAATCTGAATTTTCTTGCTATTGCAGATTCATTTTCTGGTGGAGGTTCTTTGATTTTTTTTCGATTTTGAATTCTTAAAATATCCTGAAAATCTAAAAAATTATCGTTAGTTATTAGTCTCTTTTGTTGCGGCGGCCCTACTAAAACTGAATTGATCTTAGGAAGCAATAATATTTCTTCCTTTATGAAAGTAGAAAAAGCTAACTGAAGTTCTAATAAAAACATATCATCTTTTTCCGCACTTTGTAATAAATAAGTTAGCGGATAAATATCTTCTATTTTGGGTTCTTTTTTTGTTTTCTCTTTGATATTTTTCGCAATATCAGTTTCTGTTAATAATAGAATACCTAATAATGCATTATAGTTATTAGTTCCCATTTCTATAATTTCATACATACTCAATGGCTGTACTTTACAAACATTAGGCAACAAACTTGGTACTCCAGTATAGGCTTGTTCTTTAATTACTTCTATTTGATTAGGAGAAAGCATTAATATTAAACCTCATTAAATAAGAACCCATTTCTTCAGAAAGAACAGAAAGAGAAAATCCTAAATATCTAATTTCCCCCAATCCGTTTATTCTTTTATCTTGTAAACTTTTTCTAATTTCTGACATAATTGCGAATGGACGAAGTGTGTCGCCCGCGATTAGCCATTCTTTAAAGGGGCAATAAACATGTATATTAAAAGATAAATTTTCATTATCTGAATTACTTAAAATTTCTCCCTCTTCATAAAGCAAAACAATTTTACTTTGAGTAGTTTGTTCTTCGGAAGTTATTAAGGGAATAACTTTTATATTCTTATGCAAGAGAGACAATCCTTTTATTTGGTCGGGGTGAATTTTACTATTTAGCGGTTCTAAGTCAGTATTAACTAATAATTTACATAGGTCTTGATTAGAACATAGCTTTTTTGCTATTTTTATTAAATTTTCTCCAATTTCTTGTCCATACTTTACGTTAGAATTCATTTTACTCACCTCACCTATTATTTAAAAAGAAATTAGTATCGCTATCAACAGGAATATCTTGAGAGGTTCTTGGTTCTACTTCAGAAATCAATCTTTCTGAAATTGATACATATGCTACATTTTCAATGTCTAAATTATTAATACCAGTAATCTCAAAACCTTTACCCTTATATTCAAAATACGTATCTTTTTTTAAAAAATGAAAATCTTTTGTAATGAAGCCTTTTTCTAATTGTGGTTCTCTGTATCCAAATAATGCTTGAGTAAAAGAAAAATAATCTTTGATTAAAGAATTTGAAGAATTGATAATTTTTACAGGTATACTATATATAGTATCTCCATATTCATTAGTGATGTTTATTACTTTATCTAAACAAATAACTTTATATGATTGATATCCTTTAGTTATATTCTCTTCACAGAATAATACTAACCATATCTTATCATATTCTACTTCTTTAATTTTTTGAAATATTCTTAGTATATCACCAGTTTTTAATGGCGCGGCCACAGTGGAAATTAACAAATTTGAAATTAATTGATTTTCATTCCATTTATTTGGCTGGAGTGAGCAAATAATATCACTTTCTTTATCATTAAGTTGATAAATCTGTGCTTGATACTCTGTCTTTTTAAGAAAAAGTCTGTCGAACTCCTTTTCTTTACGAGTTTTAACTCTTTCTTGCTGAGTTATTCCGTCTTTATTTATTCTTTTTAGATAAACATTTTCAAAATAATTCATTCCACATCAATCCTGTCAAATAAATTCATACATTCAAAAATTGTTTTTCTGTAGTACTTAAAAGATAAATATCTACAAGCCGATAATTTATAATAAAGACTATAATACTCGATGGTTTTTTGTTCTTCTTTATAGCCTAATAGTTCAATTAGAATCGTATCAAGAAACTTTTCCCATTCGCCATCTTTTTCTCTTTCCCTTAAAAGACCATAAAGCTTTTTCTTCATTTTATCTTTATAGCCTTCATGAATTATCTCTTTAAAATCTATTTCTGCCATTTCGATTACCTCCCGCTAGGCGGCCGTAATTAAAAGGTTTTCGATTTATTGAACGATAATAAATACGCTCAATATCTTTGGCTTCTTCAATGCCTTGTTGTCTTAAAGAAATAAAAGTCTTTAAAAGATTGGCCTGAGAAAAATCGCTTTCTTCATACTGTGTTTTTATATTTTCCCAAGAATCTACAGTTCTTTTTAACCATTCTTGCTTCATATAAACTGCAAGAACTTGAACTTCATCTTGACACATTTTATTATCACAGAACACTTGCTTTTCTTCGTCTATATCAAGTTTACAACGAGGAAATTTAAAATATGGGATTGCCGAATTAAGAATTGAACGCCAATCTTGAATAAACCATTCTAAATCTTCTTTTGATTTACAACTTGCCCAATCATCTTCGTTTACTTTACTAAGAAAAGCCTCGTATACATCCATTAATGATACCATTTTATCACCTTACTTGCTCTCTGATTCCTTTACATCTTGATTTCGAGTGATGGCTCTTAAAATGTCTACTCCAGTAACTTTTTTTAGATAATTAGACTTTTCAACATCGGCTATATCATGAGTAATTGCATAATTAACAATTTCACTAACCTGTGTTCCAGATAAGTTTTCAATCTCTTTCTTGAATACTAAAAAAGGTTTGGTAGTTAGAAGTTCTTTTATTTGAGTATCATTAAGTACAATAATATTTTGTGGCTCAACTGCACCTTCTGGCTCTAAGCCTAAATCAATCTTATCTTTCATCTCTGGTATATATAAAATACCCCTATCAAAGAATTTTCTAATTCCTTCATTCCAAAGCATTTGTTCTAAAGTATCAAATGGAATTGAAATTACTTGATTTTTTTGAGTCCAACGCTTATTAATTTGATACTCAGGCTTTCTAATAGAAATTGTTTTATTTACCATATTTTGAACTTTTACCATTCTCTGTGTCATATTAATTTCCTCCTTTTAACTCAAAAAATGGTGAGTGAGTAAGTCTCACTCACCATCTTTCATATGTTTATATTATTTATTTTAATTAGTTTGATTGAGAAGGATACTTAGTATTTTCTACACTAAGTTCTGTGTTCTCATAAACGCACCAGTTGTGATGTGTAAGAATTGCAATACCAATCTTCTTATAAGCTTCAATTTCAAAGCTTCTGTCTCTACCCTTGAATTCGTCAAGACGAGTAGGACCTTCAAATACAACTTTAACAATCTTTTCTCCACCAGTTGGGAAGATATAAGCAAAACCAGGATTAATCTGTGTAACTTCATTTGTTTCATCAGTATAAGCCTGAGGAAGCTGTACGATAGGAGTTCCACGGAAAGACTGAATATATCCTGTATTACCAATGGATTCAATATCTCTAGGATTATATACAGGTGTTGCATAGCCCTGTGCTGTAGGAGCTGAAAGAATAGGTAAACCAATAGCATCTGGTCCCATTTCTGCAATAAATTCTGGTGTAGCAAAAATTGTTGCTCCGCCGCCGTAGCTTCTAGCAATAGCACAAAGTTTAGCCATTTCATCTGCATCAAAACCAGCAGTTGCTACAATGTTCTTAGCAGGTCTGTCTTCTGCATTAGCGGAAGCGATAAGTGCTTTCTGTAATTCACCCATGATATTCTCTTGAATACCTTCAAGAAGAATTTCTGTGGACTCAGCGATATCTTCGTCACCACAAATGTATCTCTCATAGTCGATGTAAGCTGCTCCACCGATAGCACGTCCGCCAAGTTCGAATGTGTCGCTATCAAGTCTGAAGCTCTCGTAAGCACCAGCAAGTCCAACCTGAGTAATGAACTGTTTAGCTCTCTGGCGTCCTCTCTTAACACGGAATACTGCTCTCTGTTTGTCGCCAACTGTCTTGATTTCAGCAAAAGTACCCATTACATCTTCTACATACTTAGGAAGAATTTCATCATATGCTTCTTCCATGATCTCAAAGAGATCTAATTTATTTCTTTGGAAACTTCTATAATCACTTGCTAAAGCGTGAATTTCGTTTCTAAGAGATTTTTTAACATCTTCATTTGAAAATCTAGTAGGATCTGGATTTGTTCCTCTAAAAGCGCAAACTACTAAATCTTTAATGTCCTTTTTATTAGCCATTATTATCTAACCTCCTTTTCCTTTAAAATTAAACAGTAGGCTTATGAATCATCTGAATCATAAATGCGAGTGTGCCATCTGCGTTTGTATAACATTTAACAATCTGAGCATATACATTACCAAGTGCATCGTCTACATTAGCACCGATTGTAAGCTTACCATTAGATCCCTCAACTACATATGCATATACATCTGTACCTGCTGCAAGATCTTCTTTAACCTTATCGTAAAGCTCTTTTGAAGTTGTTACAGCATAAGCTGTATCATCCCAAGCTACGCCATTAATAGTTAATCTTTCTCCAACTTCTGTATAACCAAGTCTAGGTAAGAATTCACCATGAATCATACAATAATTTCTACGACCAGGAGTATACTGATTGTAGATCATTTCAGAAGAATAGCAAACTCCCATAGGGAATCCTTTATCACTAAGCTCCTTAGTAGGAATAGTAACAATCTTGTTAGCCTTGTCTACCATATAGAATGCGCCATTCTCTCCATAAATCATACCTGCTTCTGCTTCCTCAGCTGTCATAGGGAAATGAGAAGCAAATACAGCAGGATCAAGTTCACACTGTGCTTCAATTCTACCATCGCGAGTGAATGATACCTGATTAGGCTCGATTTGTCCGTAGCCTCTGCAGTCAAAAAATTTAATTGCCATTACTTATTACCTCCATTCTTATATTTATTTAGAATTCCAAGGACACCTGTTTCTGTTTTTGAACCAGAGTTGTCACCTTTAAAAATAAGACCGCTATCTTCTCTCTTGGAAAAAATTGATGGATCGCTTTCCCAAGCTGTCGTACAAACTTCCTTCTTGAAGTCAGCTACTTCATAATTATCCATATTCTCCTTAAAAGAAGAAATCTGCTCATCAGTTAAGTATACAGAAAATTCATTAATAATTGCAGTCTTCTTTTCTGTTTCAACGCTTTTCTTGAATGCACCAAGAGTTTCGTTCTCACTAATAATGTCATTTTTCTCTTTTTCTAATCTAACATTTTCAGCAGTTAAATCAGAAATTTGAGTTACATATTCATCAATCTTAGCATCTTTTTCTGAAATTGATACTTCAAGAGCCTCTTTTTCAGCAGTATAAGTTTCTTTTTCTGTTTCGAGTGCAGTCTTTGCTTCTTCAAGAGCTACCTTTTCAGTAGTATAAGTTTCTTTTTCAATCTTAAGCTCATTTACTTCATTTTCGAGTTTTGTGTAAGACTCATTTACTGCCTCATAAGTTCCAGCAATTGCTTTCATAGCTTCTAATGCAGAAAATTCTGATGCCGTTACATCTGTAATTTTTACGTCAACAACTTCGCCAATAGAAATATTATCTCCATCTTTTGTGTAGTATGCTCTATGATAACCACTTTTATTTACATAAAGAGCATAGTCATCATAAACATCAGTTATAATACCATTTAACTCCCAATTACCTTCTTCATTAAAATTGGGATTAATAAGGTCAAACAAAATTTCTGCTTTTTCATTATCAGAAAGTCTAAATAATGTTTTATCCATTTCCTCACCTTCCTCTTTTTTCGTTTTTGGATGAATTGCTTTTATATAATTAACGCAATCTTGTAAGTCTTTGTATAAACTATACATTGCTGCGCTCTCAAGAGTATAAAATGCAGAACCCTCAAAACAAGGTTCAACCTCTCTTCCTAATGTTTGTAATCCGACAAGGCTGCCTTTATAAAAATGAAAATAAGGCTTACCGTCTTCCCAAATTTTCCATTCTCCCCTTAAATTAACTCTAAAGATTTCCATTGATTGTGGTTTATCTGGAATTAAACTAGCTTCTGGATATAAGCCAGTGAAAAGATATACATCCGCAGTTGCATACTCTCTTTCTACACCATCTTTATCTAAATGCTTTTCCCAAGCAAAATTATGATTTTCTGGGACAACACCATAAATTCTGCCGTCTGTATTATCTTCTCCATGATCTTCAAAGTCAACTTCTCCATAATTAAAAATACCTTTAATTGGAGCATAAGGAAGAGATGAAATTAATTGATTTGCAAAATCATCTGAAATATAAGTACGATTTCTATTAAGACCCTTATAAAAAATTCGAACTCTACATTTTGAAATAGTATCTGTAACCTGCTCTAGCTTACCATAAGTGGTAACATCAAGTGTTAAACATACATTATCAAATGTTGTTAAATCACTCATTCTTTCTTCACCTCTTCTTTTTTATTTCCTTCTTCATTTAGTGGGGTATTTTTTTCAGTTATTTTCTTTTCTGCGTTAGCAGTTTTTGTCGCGGCGGCAGTAATAGCATTTGTTTTTCCCGATTGAGTATATGCAGATTGTAATGGTTTTAAAACTTCATCTAATTCAAGTAATTCATTTTCAAGGTCTTTAAGATCAACTAAGTTTGTTTGATCAATACCAGTTGAAAGAATTGGAGCTAAGAAAGTATATCCAAATGCCGCCAAATCTTTTGCCCTTGTTGTGTAATCTTCGTTGTTATAGTAACTAATAGGCATAATTAAAAACTTAAATTTTAATTTTTTAGAACCAAATTTATTATTAATTAATACAGTAAAGAAATGGGCAAATTTTTGTCCTAATATCATCATCATTGCCAGGTCATTATTCAAAGAATATTCAAGACCAGCGTCTGTGGATGCTCCGAATAATTCCTTTGAAATACCAGCTGATTCATATATTAAATCTTGTACTGTATCTATGGTTGTTTTTTCATCATCATCGCTACTCAAGTCAAGTAAATTAATTTCATTGTATGTAGTAAGTACATCAACATCTTCATTATTTTGTAGCATTGCAATTGCACCATCGTGCATCTCTTCTGCCTCATCTGGCTCAAAGACAAGTTTTAAGCCATCAACTCCAATTTTTTGGACTAAAATTCTTTTTAAAGCCTGCATATTTCTTTTCTTATCTATTTCCTTATAATCATCAAGATCATCTAATAATGGAATTAAGTCCATAAAAAATGGTTTCTCTTCAAAATATGAAAAATAAATTCCCATTTCAGCAGGAAGAAATATCCAAGTCTCTCCATTATTATGTTTATAATTAAAATATCCTTTTTGAATAATTTTTGGATACGTTTGCAATATCTGCTTTCTAAGCGCGGTATCTGCAATTGTATCAAAAAATTTCATGTTAAATTCTACTATATCTATATCTTGTTGATTTTTATATCTGCTTCTACAAAATTCAAAAGGTAAATCTTGAATTGCAACATATTCTCCCGTATCATGAATTAATCCATAATATGCTCCCTTTACTAAAATATCTTTAGCAAATAAAGTACATTTTCTTTCAATCTGAAAAGAGGTACAAAACTCAGATGCAGCATCATATGAAGCAGTATTTTTTTTATCTTTTAACTTATCTTTTCTATTTCTGACGTGTGGAATAAGCATCCAAGAATAAGTTAAAAAAGTTGCATAATGAAGAATTATTCTTTTATATAATCCACTAGTCTCAAAAAAATGCTTAGAAAGTTTTGCCCTTTCAACTGCATCTCCTCGTTCTACAATTCTTTGTATATCCTCTTTTGCATAAACCCTATTTCTTTCTCTTGGACTTTTATTATTACTTTTGACATATGCACTCTCTGAGGTGGCTATCATTCCTTTAAATGCTTTTTTAAAAGTAGTTATTCTTTGATCTGCTAAATCACCTAAAACTACATTATTTAAATCTGGATTGAATTCTTCGCTCATTTATTTTCCACCTCCTGTTCTATAAAATGTTAATTTTCTTCTGTCTCCTAGCCCTCTGTTTCTTCTTCGAGCAAGAAGTTCATTCTCAAGCTCGACAATTCTCCATACTCCATATTCAAAAGCAGAAAATTTATCTTTTCCCATTCTTTTGTTAATTTGCTCTACTGCGACTTGATTGTTGATGCCCGTTGGTTTCAATTTCAAGTTCATAATCTCATTTATTAATATTGAAGTTAATTCATGAGGCATTAATCTTTCAATTCTTTTTTCTGGTCGCATTTTCTGTCCAGCTTTAGTTGCCATAAGTTTTGTCTTAGCATCTTGTTCTGAGATTAAAAATTTTATTGCTCCAGCATAGATTTTAGAGTATAGAGTAGAATGAATGTCGCTATTTAATTGTCCGTTAGCTTTAACACCATATAAAATCATATCGCATTTTCTTGGTTGAGCAAAATCATCAGCATATTTATTGTTAAATCCATATGGCGGCAAGAATTGTCCAGTTTCTGGATCATATGTTTCTTTTACCATTGCATCTCCAAAAGCGAAACCAATACCATTAATATCTATAACGACTTCTTTTGGATTGAACTTTTTGATTAATCTCTTTAATTCTAAAACTTGATGATCAAAAACTTTTTCATCTTTAGTTTTTCCTAAGATATAAATATTAACCACATTCATTTTCCAGCCGTCTTTATTAGGAAATACTTTTAAAACAACACACACTGATTGACAATTTTTTCTTGCTATATCCACACCAAAAATGTAGAAAGATTCAATACCTTCTCTAATAATTTCGTGTGTTTCAGGATTAACTAGTTTTCTATGTGTTAAAAATTTCTCATAATCAAACCAAGCGTCACCAGAACTTCCAACAAATCTACTCATATATTCTTTTGCAAAAGATAGTTCATTAAAAGTTTGTGAAGTCTTAATTTCATTTAAGAAATCTTTTGGTAATAATCCACATTGCATTGGTACTCGATAGTCACATCCAAATATCGCTGCTTTTTTAGGATTAATAATTGCTGTTTCTAACATTTCAATAGTTTTATCGTAACAATAAGTATTTTTATCAGATGCAGAAGAAATCCAAATTTGAACTTGGTGTGGTTCATTAGGATTTTCAACTCCATTTTTCATCTTTCTTGTTACGTTTAACAAAGGAAGAACTATTTCATTTAAATCATCTGCGTCATGATCACGGTACTCATCAAGGATTCCAGCATTTCTACGTCCACCACGAGTAGAGTTCAATGGTGAAACAACGTCAAATACAGAACCATTTCTGAAAGTAAGTTTAACATAATCTCCCCCGAAGTTACCCTCTCCGAGGATTTCTTTTTTTAATAAAGGAAATAAATCCCATAATTCAAATATTTTCTCTTTAGCTATCTTTGCTGATTGCGCCTTGCCCGGAGCGCAGATGAAGAGCTTAATTCCTGGTCTAAACATACACATTAAATACATAGCTAAAATAGAAATAAATGACTTACTAAACGCTCTGGGCGCAATTACTACCAATCGTCCATATCTCATACATAGTCGTAGGAAATATCTTTGATAAAAGAATAATTTAAAATGAGAGGAAATTTGCGAAATTGTGTCAATAAACAAATCTGGATATACACTCCAAAATTCGCAAAATCTTTCATACAATCCCCTATTTCTCTCTATTCTTCTCTCAGTAATAACAGCCCCCTTTTCTAACTCAACACCATTTCTATAAAATTTTTGTGTTGCATTTTTAATTATCATATGAGCAGTATTTAGTATTTGATTGGGTAATAAAATATTTTCTTCATTCATAATATCACCTTAATTTTCAATATCAATCTTAAAGTCTTCTTTTATTTCCTCTGTGTTCTCAAGATAATCTCTAAATCCCATTTCATCAAATTCTTCGCCTTCAAGTTCGGCAGCAACCCTTAGATTATTAATTCTTTCTTCAATTTCTTCTGCAATACCAGTTTCATTTACATATAAATATCTTAACCAATTTTTTATATTCTTTTCAGTATTATCTACTTCATCTCTGACTGCTCCATCATAGTATTTATTCTGCCAACCAGTTTTTTCCAGATAAGCAAATACTTCTCCAAAACTATCAAACTCATTTGCATCTTTTACATTCTTGGGGGTTAAATTAGAGAGTTTAGCCAATTCATCATAAGCTTTTAAATCCTTAGTAAAATCCATTCCGCCACGAATTTTTTCTTCGATAATTAAAGAAATCTTACAAAGTTTTAATGCTTGGTCTTCATTGAGTGCACCAACTACATTTTGAGAATTAAGTAATCCTAAATGCAAATTTTCCAGATATTCAAGCTGTTCCTCATCATATCCTATACCCCACTTACGTCGCCAATCTCTTAATTGTTTTTCTCTTAGTTCTGGAATGGCATCTTCTATTCGATTTTCTTCAAGCAATTGTAAATAAACGTTATTATACATCATCCAATCTAAAGTTTTATATTGTTCTGTTCTAAATATAGCAATATAAACACCTAACGTATCTTTTCCATTGGCTTGGTATAATTTTTGCCATTCGCCAGGCACAAAGGGTACATCAGCCCATTGACATATTTTATCAATAGTATTCCATTTTTCTTCTTCTGGTGCGGCGGCGATTATTTTTGCAAGACAATCTCTGCAAATTGGTAAGCTTCCAGTATGAAGTGGTGAATTTACTGCAATATAATTCGCCATAGTCTTTTCCTCAGAACATTTAGTACATTTTTTATGTGCCATATATTCTCACCTCCTTTGATATAGAAGTAAAGTTTGTGGCCGCGGCCTCAAGATTTTTAGGGATAATTTCTTTATTCCTCTATTTCTTGAGGCGGCACATTTTCACTATTCTTTTTTATCTCATCATATTCTAAGTTATTTCCAGCGATATCTTTAGCAATCTTTAATAAATTTTTTCTATCTTTTCTCGGCAATTCCATAAATTTAACAATTATCTCAGTAACAAAATCTTCAAACTCTTCTGTTTCTTTTGCTCCAACAATATTCGCAAAACCATAGAAATCAACAAGTTCAAAATTCTTCATATACCTAAGTAATCTTTTCTCCATCTATCTATTTCCTCCCTTGTCGAGTAATACGATCGCAACACTTACATTTATTGGTTAGTCCATCGGGGGCTTTTGTTTTTCTAACAAAATTTCTAGGATCTCTTAGTAATTCTTTGCCGCAAGTATTACATTTCTTCCAACACTTATCATAATTTCTACTTAACCACTCATCATAATTAAGTTCGGCGGCATCCGCAATCTGCTGAGTAATTTTATTCCAAATTGTACTAATATAATTCTCTTGGTGATATATCCCAAGTTCATCCATTAAATCTTTTGCTATTTCTTTATTTAATAGTCTTAATTTTTTATCTCTAACAATAAGTGTTTGCTGCTCATTTAAATTTGCTTTTTCAATATAGAAGTCTAGTGTCCATAATAAATTCCAAAGTGGTGAATCTGGTATTTCTTGGATCGCGGCCCTAATATCCCAATAATTAAGTATTAAATAATAAATATGTTCTTTATCTAAGAAATTAAAATAAGGCTTATTATTTTCTTTTTTGATACTAATTTCTTTTTCTATATCCGTGGCCGCGCCGCCATAATTTCTCTCTATGCGGGGTGTCTTAAATTCAATATCATTTTCACCCCTCATTGTACCCCGGGGGTATACCTTATAATTCATTTGTAGATCAATAATATTACTAAAATATTCTGCTTTATTTTGAGGCGGCGGCATTGTCTGCACTACTGAGTCCATTAAATAGTATTGTTGTTTTCTTAGCTCAATTAAATGATGTTTTAAATAATAAATTTCTTTTTGTGTTAAAATTTTTGAATTTTCGCTTCGTTCCTTTTTTCCTGTGTTTTCTTCCAATAAGTCTTGCGTTTTTCGAATTTGCTCCCATAATTCTGCCATTCCAGGTATGTCTTTTGCTTTTTCTTTATCAATTGTAGGTTTAACTTTTTTATAAATAGTCGGTTTTGGTTTTAATAAATTTTCGTTAAAAGTAGGAGATTCTAGGAGAGCATCTAAAGAAATTGGTTCTTTTTTAGAATAAGATTGGAACTTTGTTTTAATTTGGACTTCTTTTCTATCTACAACGGAAGTCATATCTTTATTGGGATCTTTACCATATAGTATATAATTACTACAAAGTTCCAGTTCTTTTTGAGTTAATTTTGTTAAATCTTTTGATGCTATAAAATCGCGTCTCTCATTGGAGGTTTCAATATTAAAATCGAGATTAAAGTCCATAATCTCACCTCCTTTAATTATATTATACAATAAATTCGAGAGAAAGTCAAACAGATGGGTTAAAATTTTTAACTTTCGAAGATTTAGGCTTAAAAAAATGACCTCTGAAGATTTATTAATAAGGTTTAAAAAATTGACCTCTGAAGATTTGTTTGTAGGGGTGGGGTGATTTTCAACAAAAAGTATAATTTGATTTTTTTATACCCCCTGTATATGATTAAATAATAAAAAAAATACCGCTGATTATTTCAGCGGTATAATTGAAGTTATTCAAGTATAACAAAATTATTCGTTATGCTGTTGCTTTTTGATGTTTTTATTAAATCGCATTTAATATTTAGACTTGCTTTAATTTCAACAGCTTTTTTATAATTATTATTGTTTTTTGATGTAATATTAATATATGTGTCGTGTTTTTTAGTTCTGAACCTGTTTTCATTTATATCATTTTCATTATTTGTCA